TTATAGGCCAAAAGATCCAGCAGAACACTCATGCCCGAACCTTCAAAGTCAAAGTCCTGGAATCGTGACTGGCTTCTAAGGAACGTCTTTAGATTATTCTTGATTGAATCAAAATCAAGATCGGTAACTGTTAGCGTTGTATTAGCTGGCATTAGCGGACTCTTTCTAGGAATATTGTGGTGGTCAGTGGCTCGTTTCTATTGAGAACAATAAAATCAAGTCTTGCTGTATATCCATTATTATCAAAATCTGGTATAACTGTGACTTTTAAAAGCTCTACACGCGGTTCATAGTTCTGGATAACTTCTTTAATTGCATCTTTTAAGAAATTAGAAACAAGCGGAGACATATTGTCGAATAGTAATTTAACGGCATTCGAACCAACGCCTGGTCTAAAAGGTTTTTCATAGAAGTTGCTTAGAATAAGATTACGAACCGAACGCTTGATAGCATCCGCACCAGTCTTAACTACCACATCCTTTGTCATAGGATGTGCGATGAAATCCAAATCTAAATCGGAATAGTCTGGTGTTCTTGATATTACTATTGGTTGTGCCATGTGATTATTTATGTTTCTCTATTAGGTGATGTTGTTTTCTTAAATTTGATTTCAGCAGCTTCCGCATCAGCAGAAGCACCGGATGCAAGTAGAATATTAGCTCCACCATCAGAACCATCAGCAGCAATAGAACCGCCTTTGAGAGATAACCTTGCGCTGGTTTTTAAGTTTAGAGCGGCAATAGATTTCATATGCATACTGCTTCCAGCTTCCAACATCATCTTATTGCCTGAATATACACCAAGGTTTCGTTTAGCGCCAAGTGAAATGGAATCGCTTGTAGACAGTAGAGCCATGCCACCATCAGATGCAATAGTGGTAATACCCTGTGATGTGATCTTGGTTGACCCTTCAATATTGGTAGACATTTCCTTAGCGGTAGTATCCATATTACCGCGAATTGTCTGATTTAAATTCTTGGCCGTTACGTTCATATCACCAACAACGACTGTATTATGATTTCCTTCCACCGTCATATTATAATCGCCTTTTACATACAAACTAGCAGCGCCTTGGACTGTAATATCCTGAGCACCAGTGATCAGCATTCTATTCTCACCAAATATAATCTGATACATTCCATTCTGCGCGCCAAATGATATAGCACCATCAGGCATAAACTGGATCATGGAACCACTGCGGTGCTGAATAGTCACATGCTCACTACCCTTGGTGTCATCGGTCATTATAACATGGCCAGATTTTGTCTTGGCCAACACATTATAATTTGGATATTCACCACCAGTATCACGCGCGTCTGGCGGACCAGACCAGTCGGTTGGTGTTACATTCTTAGGATTACCTGGTGGTTTATAAACGCCCATTATTCATCACTTTCTTACGTTAATATTGAAAAAATATTAGTAGCATTATGTGCTAATTGATTTGTTTTATTTAATAATGTCTGAGCCTTTGTGCCTGGAGCAATTACTTTTTCCATCATACCTTTAGCTATTGTCTGAGATCCGGGTGGTAATCTATTAAACATATCAGACATAACCTTAGAAGAACTACCAAACATATTACCTAGAGACGCACCAGGAAAACCAGCACCAGAAGACATTAGTGTGCCAAACGCATCAATTGATTTTTGTACAGCCTCAGGTGTTGTTATTTGAACTGCACCAGTAGCAGACAAACTCATAGATATATCACCAAACGCTGTAGGAATAGTAAATGGTGTAGCTGTTAATTTATCTAGACCAAATAATGAGGTGTCAGATTGAAGGCGTTGGAGATTACTGATTACTTCTCCGAGAGATTGATTACCTTTTAATAGCGACACAGCATTGGCCAAGTATGTAGTAGGATCCACCTTACCAGATGTAGCGAAGCCACCGCCCTCAGATACTTCCATTGTCTGCATTAAAGTAAACATACTCTGCATACCCTGAGCTAATTCAGGCGGTAGCGAGGATAATAATTCGTCAAGAACCGATGAAGTGAGAGATGTCAGAATAGAACCAACCGAGAAATTAGCACCAGGTAATGCTGAAAGCATAGAACCAGTTAGAATATTACTAAATGACTGTGTAGCCGTAGAAACGCTGGTTATTTGTTTTAATGGCATACCAGCTAGATTATATGATGCTCCGTGCGACGGAATACCTTTTAATAGGTTATGATTATGGAGCTGGCCTTTTTCTTGTATTTGACGGATTCGAGTACCGCCCGACATTGTTTCTTTTACATTAGGAGGAATATTTACATTAATAGTGGTGGCAAAAGCTTCAGTCATAGCATTTAAAAAGGCATTTAAATTTCTATTACCTGGCATACCACCGTCTTGTCTATTTGTTGGCACTGAACCAAGAACAATCAATGTGGAATCACCAGGCGGTCCGCTCTTCATACACAGTAGAGATTGCCCAGGATCCACCACACCATTAAATTGAGAAGCACCAGCCTGATTGGGTGGCATAATTACGGTAGAAAAACCTAGGTTTTCTTTCTTTACATTATTACCATGTACCTGTGGCAGATATACACGAACTAGACCATTTTGATTTGGATCTGGATCAGCATCATGCCCACCGACACATATACCACACAATAATGTATTTTCTGTTGTTGGATCTCTTGGTTTAACCATATTATACTATTCCCTGCCCTGCTGTCTGTGCTACACACTCCATGGTAGTTGTCGAGAAACCGCCCTTTTTAATTGAATGGGTTAAATTAACAATTAAATATCTACCAGAACCATATAATAATTTATATTCTTTACCTGAGTTAGCTTCAACGCCTTTTCTAGGGAATTCAACATCAATCATCTTACCAGCATGAAGCATTGGATTCCATGGTACTGTGAGAGATAGAGCTATTTTGTCCTGTTCTAGTAGCGACATTCTGGCCTGTCTTTTTAATAGGTATTTCTCAATTTCTGATGGGCACTGGTCCTGTGCTTGTTCAGTATTGAAATTTGTCTTGGCAATATTCATATTACCACCACCTAGTCCACACTCAGCAGCTTGATTACCAAATAAACTAAAGAATCCACCAAGAATATTACCAAAAATACCCGAGCTAATAAAGCTACCATCCACATCAATACCATTTAGAATATCAGATAATAAATCGAAATCACATGGGAAATTATATGTCAAAATACTATATGGATTGGCATAACCAGCTGATACGCCAGTTTCAGAAAAAACAAATGGCTTATCTATTGGTGGTGCTTCTTTTGTTAGCGAATTAAGTGATCTAAAATGGTGTGTGCCTAGGTTCTCATATGTCATATAATGAACAAAAGATGGGTCATTACCATTAGCTAGAGCAGCGTTGGCCTGTTGTGCTACCACCTGAAATGGGTGAATATTCTCAGCAATATAATCTCTAATTGGTGTGCTAGGTTCTACATCTAGGTTCCTAACACCAGCACAGCTTTGTAATACTTGCGAAACAACTGTAGATGGAGAGGTACAATTCCATGGTTTGCTGACAAGCGATCTAGCGTCATTTAATAGACTATCATCACACGCATGGACACGGAATTGCTCATTATTATTATTTAATATTTTTCTATCGGATAATCGGTATATTCTCTGAGATACATCCATTAATGACTGCATACCAAAGCTTTCTAGGAGTGGTCTTTGAATAACAATTTCCATCATTTTATTCTTAAAGTCATCAAAATTCTTTGTTGGGCCGACCTCACCCTTATCATCTGGTGATGCGTGGAGAAAGCTATTGATTAATACGGAAGTTTGGAGACCTGGTGTTAATAGACTTTCTCCTAGTGTAATCTCACGAACGCTGATTTCTCTGATATTTTGCTCGTCAACATCTATAAAACCTACCGCAAAATCTACGCTTGATTCCTTGTACGTGGCTATACTTGTATCTACCATTCTTTATACAACTCTTCTCAAAAATACTGGCACATTTTTATTGGTAAGAACACCAAATTCGGTATTTAATTGATTATAATATTCTTTCTTGATTATTCGGATGGTACGCTTCGCTTCGTTTAATTCATCCTCATAGTCATAATAGGTAACCTTATTACCATATACTGTCTCAATAATTGTCTGCCCATTTATTGTCAGATTGGTTGGCACCACATCCTGAACAACCGGTAAACCATCATAATAATCATGTGGTACACCAAGCTCATCATCTGTCAATAATGATTTATTGATTTTAAATCGAGTTTCCTCGGTAATTTGTTCAGCTTGATTTTCTCGTATTACCACCTTCTCATAGTGGTGTACAGATGCGTCATTTGTTAAATCCTGAGTCCATGAAATTACCTCATGGTCCTGTAATGTTGCGTCCAGGTCATCTTCCGCCATACTACGGTACTTATCTGCGATATATTTTGGAAATACAGAGGATGTCAGCGGCCAGTCATATTGAGCGTCCAACATATCATTAGCATATAATATCATCCAGTGAGCTTGTGAATCACCATATATCTTAGAAGCAAGTATTTCTGGTGTATCACCGTCCTGTATAATATAGCGCATATAGGCAGAAGAATTGGTTAGAGCTTCACGAATAATAGAGGTACGGAATAAAAGATTCCGAATAGTCTGGAATCTTGAATATTTAACACCTGATATTTGATAGGGAATTAATGGGAATTTATCAAAATAAGTACTCATTCTTAGAATCCTTGGAGAACGCGGCGCTTGTGGACAACTTCAATTTCTCTCATGCCTAAGCTTAGTCTTGCTGCTACTGGATGGCCATTAGAGAATGTTGCGTATCTCCCTGTTGGCGTGTAATCAACCTCGATACGATCCAGAACACAGGTATTTATTCTTGGAATATTGGTATTTTCTACACCTCTATTATAGAATGTAATATCAAATTCAGCAGGTGGAATCCATGTAAAACCTTCTGTCACAGAATCAAGCTCAGGAGCAGCGTGGTATCTAAGGGTACGAATAATAGTCTTCATAGTTTCGGACTCTTCAGCATTTCTCGGTGCCATTAAAAATTCAAATACGAACTGGCGGAGATTTGTTTTAGAAAACATTACC